GTTGGTATAGAGATAGAGAGATGGCTCTCCCTCCGGGCACGAAGTCCCGAACCCCCATTAAAACGGGGATCTCCACCCAAGCTTGATGCTGACGTGCTTGGGGCGTCCAGAACGCTCTAAGTGCTTCTTATCATCAGCTGGCGGGCCGATGACACCGGTGTCACGTGACATCGAGTTATCGACATCATACCAATCATATGATTGGCTAGGCTGTTGCCTTGTTCGTGACTCCAGACGATGGAGGCACTTAAGCAGGGCACCAGCTCCGTCGAGTGGATCTCGAGGAGCTTCGGCTTGCACGTAGTAGCCCCTGACTAGGGGACTGTGCAATGTTGGGTGAGTACGCTCAGCTTGATAACCGAGAGCACTCTCCCTGCCCAGCAATGAGGAGGTTGGTTCAACATCCGGAAAATGCTTTAGCAGTTTCCGAATATGAGAGTCCAACCACTTGCAAGTCTGCCAGTAACCAGCCCAATAGAGCTGATTACGAAGCGAGACGAGCGAGATTACCTCATTAGCATCCTGCCGTTGTGTCGGGAACGCTTGCCTGACCTTGACGATTGAAACGTCATGGCCATTAAAGTACTCCCGTCCGCAAGACTCTCTGAACCTTCCGGTCCAGTAAGACTTGCTACGATTTACTCGGAACCCAAAAGTTTCGAGTTTCGTAACAACGGACAGCACATGTCTTTGGGGAACGATAATATCGTCTCCAAAGACGCGCACCCGGCGACTGTAAGCTGTAATAGACTTACGGTCGCAAAGTGGGTTGCTTAGCTCATCGCTTATTCCCATGAGCGCTAGGGTCATAAAGACCATAGCCTCGAAGGGAAAGCAAAGAGCTGAACCCATAGACGCGAACTTGGCCAAACGGATAACACCGTGGCCAGGTACATCAGCCTTCCGACTACGTGAAGCTTGAACAGCCTCAAGCAAATGAGGATGGTTCCGCAACATTAGTCGTACATGCTGATTCGAAACACGGTCGGATGCCTCACTCAAATCGAGTGTAGCGAGTTCACCGCTAAGTGAACCCAATCGGGCCAAGAACCTGTTAGGTTCCTGGTCGTCGAATCCGATCACGCGCGAGAGGAAGTCATCCTCTTTAAACGCGTCGAGCAAACTGCGTAGAATTGCCTGCTGTGCATATTGCATAGCAGTTGGTTCTATCGCAATAATGCGAGGTGTTTTGAGCGTTTTAGGAACAGTAAT